GAGATCCTTGCCGAACTCAAGGACATGGAAGAACACGGCTATCAAGTCGAGGCACTCGCCGCAACCTTCGGCATCCGCGCATTCAAAAAACCAATCGTCAGCAGCCGATGAGAGAATCAACAATCGAGAAGGCCGTCTGTGCTTACGCCAAGCTCAAAGGATGCTTGATCGTCAAGCTCGCTGGACAGAACCAGCGCGGACAGCCGGACCGATTGTTCATCCGCTCCGGTCGGTGCTTGTTCGTCGAGTTCAAAGCTCCGGGCAAGCATCCGACCGCGCTGCAACTAAAATGGCTCTCTGACCTTCAATCTCAGGGCATGTCGGTCGCGTATTGCGACGACATTGATCGCGGCAAGCAACTTATCGACATCATCTTCTCATGAGCCAAAACTTCCAGCCGTTCGCCTACCAGCTCCCGATGATCGACCACCTGCTCGACAACGATCGGGCCGCGCTCTTCGTCTCACCCGGCAAGGGCAAGACCGTGGTCACTCTGACCGCGATCGACGCGCTGGCAACGGTCGGCAAGTTCAAGGCTGCGCTGATCGTCGCACCACTCCGCGTCTGCTCGATCACATGGCCAGCTCAGGTCGAGCGATGGGCGCACACCCGCTGGATGAGAGTCGCACACCTGCGGACCGCAGCAGGACTCAAGGCATGGCACGAGCAAGCCGCTGACATCTACCTCATCAACTCCGAGCTGCTACCGAGCCGCCTGCCGAAGATGTTCCCGAAGAGCAAGACCTTCGAGATCCCGGTGGACACGCTGGTCATTGACGAACTCAGCCTTGCTAAGAACCCAGCCTCCAAACGCTTCAAGGCTCTGCACAAGCACCTCGCCGCGATCGAGCGCCGCTGGGGTCTGACCGGAACACCGATCCCGAACAACTACCTTGACCTATTCATGCAGATCAAGATGCTCGACGATGGCAGCCGCCTCGGTCGCACGTTCACCGGCTACCGCGACGCCTATTTCTACCCGGCCGATTACATGGGCTACACCTACAAACTGGTCACAGGATCAAAGGAGGCGATCGACGCCAAGCTCTCAGACCTCGCTCTAGTCCTGATCGGCGAGGAGTCTGACCTGCCAGCATCCAGCGTGGTCGATGTCGCTGCGGTCATGCCTGCCGAAGCTCGCAAGCAATACAAGACTCTCGAAAAAGAGATGCTCGCCGAGATCGAGGATGGAGAGATCACCGCACCATCAGCTGGCGTGCTGGTCAATAAGCTCCTCCAGCTTACATCAGGAGCCGTCTATGATGAAGACCGCAACATCCTTCCAGTTCACACCGCTAAGATCTCCACGCTCAAGGCGATCATCGCTCGGCACAAGGGCGAGCCGATCCTCGTTCTTTGCGCGTTCAAGCACGAGAGTGCCCGGGTCATCGCCGCGGTCCGCGGATCCAAGATGTTCAACGAAGCTGACCTCGATGACTGGAAGGCAGGCAATATCCCAGTCTGGGTCGCCGATGCGCGATCACTCAGCCACGGGATCGACGGGCTGCAAGTCTCCTGCCGGATTGCAATCTGGGTCAGCCTCACCTACTCGCACGAAACCTACGTCCAAACCAACGCCCGACTCATTCGCACTGGACAAACGGCAGAGACTCTGATCTATCGTATCATCTGCTCAGGGACGGTGGATGACGCGGTCGCTGAAGCACTCCGCGATAAATCAGAAACTCAAAGCGGAATGCTCTTGGCTGTCCGCGCTCTCCAGCGCATGAATTAACTAATCTCCAAACGAAACACTATGACAATGACACAAAACAAACCGACCGCCATCGACTACTACTCATCAGCGACCTCGCCAAGCGCGATGGCGACCACCACGCTGGAAGATCTCATTGAGGCGATCCGCTCCGATGAGTTCTCCGCCAAGATTACCCGGCTCCGTAGCACGCTCGCAGCCGGTGACGACGACGGATATGCAGTCGCCAAGAAAGACCTGCAAGCGGTCAGCATCTCCGGCACTTGCGAAGGCCGCCGGGCGAAGGCGATCGAGGAGGGACGATTCATCCACTCTGGCTTCCTTCAACTTGACTTCGACGCCGCTGATAATGTCGGCTGGACGGTCGAGGAGATCGTCGAGATACTCCAAGCCGAGCCGCGCATCGTCGCAGCCTTCGTCTCTCCTTCTGGTGCCGGAGTTAAAGGCATTGCCCGAATTCCAGTATGCAAGACCAAGGAACAACACGTCGCTGCGTTCGTCGCAGCTCGCAATCACTTCCGCGCTCACAACCTGACAATGGACGAGGCATGCAAGGATCCAGTCCGCCTGATGTTCGTCTCGCACGATCCCGGCGCATGGATCGACCTGAACCGATCCTCGATGTTCGAGCCGGTCGAAGCTGCGGATCCAGAACTACCGAAGGCAGCGAAATCCGATAAGAAGTCAGGCATCAAGCTCAAGGTCGGCAAGACAGCATTTCCATCTCCACCTCGCGAGGGAATCCACACTTGGCTCATGGAGGCCGCTTGGTGGTGCCGGTTCGCCGAGCTGAGTGAGTCCGACGCAGTCGCCAAGCTCCAAGCCTACGACGGCACGCTCCGCCGCTCCTATCAACCCACCGAGGTCATCGACGCGGTCCGCACGGTCTATTCATCCGAGATGCCATCAGCAGACGATGACTGGCGCGACGCCGCTACCGTGGCCGCAGCCAGACGCGCACCATCGACCGCGCAGTCATTCGATCCAGAAGATCTATTCTACGACGGACCGGCGAACAAATATCTCGTCCGCGTCGGCAAGTCGTTCATGACCTACTCGAAGCTCTCCCCGGTCATCACCGGCGTCTCGCGCCACCTCAGCGATCAATACGACGAGCCGAAGGATCTTATGCAGGCAGTCCGAGAGAGCGTAAAAAACCGCGAACTCGACGGAGGAGTTCAATGGCACGGCAGCATTGCCGGACATGCTCAGGGACTTAGCAAGGACACGAACGACCTTCCGATCCTCATCACATCCGAGGCAAAGATCCCAGAACCGATGGCAGGCGACGCACCGACCATCTCCGAGATCGTCGGTGGAGCGTTCGCTGACCCGATGGCGACGACCGTCTTCATGAGCTGGCTCTCCGGCCGATATAAATCGGTGCGAGCGCATTGCCATATCCCATCTCCGATGCTCGTTCTCGCCGGTGAGATCAACTCAGGCAAGAGCCTCCTCGCTTGGATCGTTGCCCAGACCCTCGGCGGTCGCACAGCAAATCCCTACTCAGCATGGTCAGGCGGGATGCTCTGGAACGACGACCTCGTCGGATCAGAACTACTCCTCGTCGATGACTGCGTCGCCTCGACTGACATCCGCAACCGCAGAGCGTTCGGTGCATCGTTCAAGGAGTCGGTCTATCCTCACTCGGTGCAGCTCCGCAAACGCAACCACTCCTCAATCTCAGTCCGCCCAGTTTGGTGCGTGATGGTCTGCTGCAACTCCACACCGGAGTCCTTGCAGATCATCCCACCGCTCGACGCTGACCTCGCTGATAAGATCGCGCTCCTGCATGTCATCGGCGTCAAGCTCCCGATCGACACCTCGACACCCGATGGTAAAACGGCTCTGCAATCTCTCATCCGCTCCGAGCTGCCTGCATTCGCGCAGCAACTCATCGACTGGGTGACACCCGACGAAATCAAAGACAGCCGCTCAGGGGTTATTGCATGGCGCGATCCAGAACTCAGCGAGTCAGTTGACGCACACAGTCCGAGCAAGCGCCTCGAAGCACTCCTCGAAGCAGCGTTCGCTGATTACAGCATCTGGCACGATCTGCCACGCGACATGACCGCATCCGAGGTCGAGGCGCGACTTGTCGAACTCAACTCTCCAGTCCGCGAGCAGGCACGCCAACTATGCGGAACGTGGCACGGCGCCTGCGGATCGGCACTTGCCAAGCTCGCACGCAGCGGCAGTCAATACGTCTCACTCAGCGACCGCGCACCGGTCGGCAAGGCTCTCAGATACGCAATCAGCAGATAACACCAAACACGAAAAAAAAATGGATCTAGTCAATCAACCACCTCATTACAAGAGCCACCCCAGCGGCATCGAGTGCATCCGGATCACCGAGCATTTCAACTTCAACCGTGGCAACGCCATCAAATACATCTGGAGAGCCGGAGAAAAGAACAGCGAGATTCAAGACTTGAAGAAGGCCGCTTGGTATATCAACCGCGAAATCGAGCGGATGAAGACAACCAACCCGAACGAACTATGAACACAGAAACACCGAGAACGAATCAAGCAGTATTACAATCAGACGGACAATGGAGCTTTGTTTTGCGCGATTGCTCACAAGAACTAGAACGCGAACTAACCGCCGTCACCGAGCAGCGGGACAGGCTGGCTGAGGCAATGCGGAGCATTAAAAATGAGCTTGGAGTTCCGCAACCAGAATATCCAGCTCCCGTAGCAAATGCGGTAAAGATCGCAGACGAAGCACTCCAATCCCTAACCACGAACGAACCATGAGCGGACAATGCAGACACTGCGGACACGATGGATGCGTATGCGATAACGACCTACAAACCACACGAAACCACCCACTTATGACCGATAAACAAGACAACGATCATTTTCCTGAAGTCGGGAATATGATCGAGGAGTTCCGCTATGGAGTCGGCGAAGGCAGCCACATCGACCGGGTGCCACTCCCTGAGAAGGCGAGAAGTGAGGAATCAAACGACTGTTTGAGACAAGATGGCAGGGGTCTAGGGGTCAAGTTTCCTCCTTTAAAGTTTCGCCTCAATCTCCTTAATAGGGGTATTAGGGGTCTGTTTTATAGTTCTAAGTTTAAATAAAGTACATATATAAGAGAATTACCCAGACAGATAACCAACAAAAACTCACAAACTCAACAATTAACCCCTAGAACCCCTAGACCCCTCTCCTCTCTCGATTAACCACAAACAACAAAACACTATGCCAGAATCAGAAGACCTCACGCGCTACACAGCGCCACCAGACACCCCGCCCGAAGAGCCGACATACCTCCTCTCCCAGATCCTCCGACACGTCGAGAACTGGGCGCCGAATCCATACAACCACCACCACACCATCGACGAGATCCGCGACATCCTCAAAGAAGCCGCCGACAACCTCACCGACGAAGACCACGGAATAGACACAATATGAAAACAAAACTCAAACCAGAACCCACCGGCATCTACCACGCACAGAGCCGCCTGCAATGGCACGCGGTCGCGTTCGTGACAACTGGTGGCGAACCTTACATGGTCGCCGCACCAACTCGCCGAGGAGCGCTCAAGCACGCATCCAGACACACAGCCGCCACCGATCTTATCGTCGAGCGGATCAACATCACGAAAGGACCAAAACAATGATTAACCACATCCAGATCCTCCAACGCTTCAACGCATGGCGCAGGAGCGATGATGTCATTGAAAAGCCAACCTCGAAAGAGATCGGAGAGGCGCTCGACTGGCTCATCGAAAACTATGCAGCTATGAAAGCCGAACTCGCCGAGCTTCGCGCAGAATTAGACATTGCCAAAGCCGAGGAGAATAACTAAGATGCAAGCAATGATAGCAAAGCTAACAGCTAAATCATTCAGCTCCCGAGTTGCCAGCTACCCAGCGAAGCACATCGCCGCCGCGATCGGGTGCAGCCTGCCGACCGCCTATGACTGGCGATCAGGCAGGCGCACGCCTCCGAAGTGGCTGCACGAGCGATATGTCGAAGAAATCCGAAACTATCCACCAATCAAACCTTGAGCCATGGATGAAGACGAGGAACAAGAACAAGAGAGCGACGACAGTCTGCGCAAGATGCTC